ATTGTAGAATGTGCTGGCGTTATTTCCCCAGAAGTAGTAGAGTCTGCCGCCACTCTCAACAAGATAGTAGACCTGCTCTGTGTTTTGCTTTGACCAAACAAAGAGAGAATCAACTTTGTCAACAAACAGGTCTGCAATTTTCGACGTAGGACCTGGAATTGTAACTTCGCCAGGATTGAAATAGTCTCCACCAGCATCCCACCAAGGCTCAATGCCTCGGTCAAAAAGCCAGCCGCCACCTCGAGGGTCAACTCGTGCAGCTGTTACGTCATCTGCAGCATTTGCACTTGGCGCTTTCCAACGCTGTTCAATTCCTGCAAGATTTTCAAATGTGAGCTTCTTTTTTGCAAGCATTAGCTCAATCTCCGTAGACTCTGATAGTCGTAGGGTGCAAAGCCCTCAGTTGCTCCAATGTTGAAGCGTCCTCTTACGACTGATGAGTCGATATGGTCGCAGTATCGTCTTTCAAGTTGCTTTACATCTTTGTCAATTCTGCGACGGTAAGTGTCTGACATTTGCACGTTGCCAAGCTTCAGGTAGACCTCTTCAAGAGCCTTGTAGACAATTAGTTGGTGGAACTCGTAGGGCATTTCAGGAGTATCTGTACCTTCTGCAAGAAGTGGCGGTTTGTAAACATATCTCATTTCGCCAAATCGTAGGAAGTCCTGAGGAACTTTGCTGTAGCTTACACCAGCTGCCTGCTGAGTTACAGACACATCCCACGAATCAACACGAGGATAGGGACGAATGCGTAGATGCTGTCCATCAATTTCAATGTACCGACGGTTGCCTGGGTCAATCTGGTTGAAGAAGTTGATTGTTACTGAACCAACAGTATCAAGCGCAATTACGGTGTCAAGGTAAGTTGTTGCGTTTCTGGTTGTTCCACCAATGTTGAAGAATTTCCAAGCAGGCAAGCCAAGTCGCTCACCAGTAAGGCGATTGAAGTTCGAGTTCCAGAATACAACCTTTCGCATTCCTTCGTATTGAGTTGGTCGTCTGTCAAACGACTGGAAGGAATCTGCAATAATTGTTTGGTCGTCCCAAGAAATAAACCCGATTGTGAGGTTGAACGATGTGCCTTGTACGCCTGAGAACTTAACAATTTCAGGTTTTGAAAGTGCTCCAATCTGTCCGTCTGCTGTTAGGAATGCCCAGCAAACTTCTAGATAAGTGTTTAGTGTGAAGCCGTTTGCATCTTCACGACCGGTAACTTCTGTTTTAAGCTTTTCAGCTGGAGGAACAAATGATGGAGGAGTCCAAACAAATGCCTCAGCATAAGAAGCTTTGTAGTCTGTACGAAGGTTGAGCTCCTCATCACGTCTCGGCAAAATAGCACGCAACTTTCCGTAGGGCGGCAGGGCCCCGGAACCGACGTTAGAGGGATTATCCCTATGCGAGAGTGAGAGGAGCTCGAGGCAGTTTTGAGGCAACTTGTAGTACCGCTTTTTGATGACCCAGTCAACAGAATCGGTGTTAGTTGTCCCAACAAAAGGTGTGTCAAGAAGAATTTGCTGGTTGCTGACAACTTTTGAAATTGTGTATTCAAGGTTGTCAAGGTCAAAAATTGCGCCTTCCCAATCATTAGGCGTCAATCTATCAATTGCTGTGCTAAACTGTACTTGTCGTGAACCCTTTGCTACGTTGGCATTTACTGAGGTGCCAGGCGTAATTACGTCACGTGTTGGAAGAATATCTGGAAGGAACTGAAACTGTGACAGCTTCTGGCTGTAAGTCCAGCGCTTCATCGTCCAGATGCCAAGGTAAGCCTCGTTGAGCAGGTGGTCTACCTGGTCATTGAAGCCTTGCAATTCAGGGGAGTAATCAAGATGGTTTTTGATGCGTTCGCGTAGAGCTGTAAGGTTCATTATTCCTCCCCTTTTAAGTATGCAACAAGACGCAAAGCTGCCCCTCTACCCTTGTAGAGAGTAAAGGGGCAGCATCACTGATTAGTGATTAGAATTTCTTGTAGACCCAGACTGGAGCCACGTTTGCGACGTCAGCTGCAAGAGCAACACCGCAGAAGCCAATATCACCAGTTACACCAACGTGGGCGCGACCTGCAGTGGTATCAACAACGAGGGGGTCACCTGCAACAACAGCGCCGTCAACGTTTGCCTTCTCAGCGTAGCCGGCAACTACAACGTTGATTTTGCTTCCCACAGTTAGTGAACCGTCAGATTCAGCTGAACCGAGGCAAACACCAGCAACGAGGCTGTTACCAAGAGCAACGTTAGTTGCCTGGATTACAGTGAGAACACGAGCAGCACCGGTGGCTGAAGTATCAAACTGAAGCCAGTCGCCTACTACAACAGTTGCGCCTGCAATGAAGGTTTCAACCTGTCTACGGTTTGAAACGTCAGGAGTTGTAACTGAGGTATAAGAACCTGGAACAGTCTTTGAAGACTCGAACGCGATGGCGTCGAGTTTCTGAATGAGAGTGGAAGTAGCCATTTTATTTCTCCTTTGTGTCCTTAGTTATCAGCTTTCGGCATCGAAGAGAAGACCCTGGCCGCCAAGGAAGTCCGCAACGAGCTGAGTCTTCACGTACAGCTGAGCAGCACGAGCGGTCGTGCCAGAGATGTACTCGAAGGGGCTTACAGCGAAGTCCGCGTCGGAGTGGAATACGAGCTTGATGCCGTCGTAGTTGAGCAGGTAAGCGGAGTAGAAACCCGCACCGGCAGAAGAAGAGTTAGCAGCGAAGCCCATGACGGGGTCAGCCTCAACGAGTGCGCCGGCCCAAGCAAGAGCAAGGCGGCCGCCATCGAGAGTCTTCTCATCAACGTAGCGCTCCTGGGCACGCAGGCTCTCACGGTAAAGCGAGAAGGCCTTCTGGCTCATGATTACGTGCTTGATGTCGCCCATAGGAGCAACAACAGAAGCAGCAACACCAAGCTCAGTCATACCACGAAGACCGTTGGTAGCAAAGGCACCAGCAACATCAAAGAACTGGTTCTGCCAGCCGCTGACGGGGAAGGTTACCTTGGAGATACCACCGACTACGTTAGTCTGGGACGCAGGAACCTCAGGCTCGATAAAGCCGTTTCCACCAGCGGTGTCGCCGTTGAGGGTGTTGAGCGCGGTAAGAACCGTGCTGTTACCCTGAAGCATCTGCTTGTTCATCTCACGACGAAGCATACCCATTACCGAGCGCATACGGGCCTCGACAATCTTAACAATTGCCTTGTCACCGGAGTTCTCGAGCTCCTCTTTCTTGGTAACAACGATTGGAGCGGTAAAGTCGCACCAGTCGTAAACCGCAGGACGGAGGATGTCGTTAACGGCAAGCGAGACAGGCTCGTAACCGGTAGCGAGCTGGGTGATGGTGCTGTGCTCAGCAAGAGCAAGCGGACGCTGGATTTTGATGCCGCCGTCCTCAGTCTCAACGCCACCGTTCTTACGGATACCGTCGAGGAGCGCAACCTTCTTGTAGAGTTCGTCTACCTCACCGTCCCTGATGCTGTACAGGGTCGAGCTGAGGAGGTCATTACTGATAGCCATTTTTTACCCCACTAATTGTCTAAAGTTTCTATTGAATGAGTTTAGGATTGTCCGACCTATTCGGGTTCCTTGGGACCTCCTCCGCCAGTTTTAGGAACGGTGTCCGTGAGGGTCGTTCACTGCGCCCGGGAAAGGTTGCGGCGCTTAAAGTTATGTATACAGGTGTCATCAAGTGTTATCTCCTCCCACCATCAGTTGCGTTTTTATGATACTGATAGGCGCTCCACGCGTCTTTAAACTTGGGAGTGCCCTTTGGTGTTACCGCAGAACCACCACCTGATTTTGAAAGAGTAGCAGCACGAGATGATTTCGTCTCTGCAATTCGCTTACGTTCATCAGAGAGTTTAGTAGCGTCAATCTTTGCTTTTACGATGTAGAAAGCATCTTCAAGTTTAAGTTCAGGACGTTCCTGAAGCATCTGAAGAATGGGCGCTCTATACTCAGGCTGTGTAAGCTCTGGATTCTCTGCCTTGAAACGTTCAAGAGCAAACTTGCGCTGCTCCATTTGAACTTGTTCCTGTGCAGGCTTCAACATTTCCTGAAGCATAAGCGCTGCCTGGCGCTTAATTTCATTCTTCATACCATCTGGGTCAAAAAGGTCGTATTCAGCTGTTGCATCAACTTCTTTTACCATTTTGGCAAGTGGACCGTCAATAACACCAGCTTTTGTGTTGACAATTTCCTCTCTGAGACGCTCAATCTCTTTTCTTTCAGCTGAAAGTGCCTGTGTCTTACGACTGTAATCAGCTCGCAGGTTGGCAATGTGCTTTCTTACATCCTCAGGAACGTGCTGCATCCAATGTGCAAGTGGCTTCATTCCTTTGTGCTGTGCATCATCAGCAAATTCTGCAAAGTCACTTTCGTTGAGTTTGATAATCTCTTCAATGGTGAGGTCCAACTCGTCTGAGGTGGGTGTCTCGGTCTGGACATTGTCTGTCTGGACCGAGGTGTCGTCAGTGACGGTCTCGGTTGCAATCGGCATTTTTTCTCCTTAGTAGTATGTAGCTCATTCCCAGCAGAATTGCAATGAGAATGAGTGGTGTCATCAGTTTGCTGGAAGCTGAACTGCAATCTGAACTGCAATTTCAGCAAGGTCGCTGAGAAGGTCTTCAGCTTCTTCTTTGTCGATACCGCCCTTTGCAGCTTTTACAAGCTTACCAATGAGCATACCAACACGAACCCATGGAATGCGAATTTTCATCACATTCTGCTCATCATGAGAGAATCAGCAGCCTCGTCAGCCATTTCAGGCATTGGAGTACGCTCCTCATCAAGGGCTGGTGCCTTCATTTCGCCAGGCTCTTTTAGGAAGCGCTTAAACTCTTTGTCTTTTGCAAGTGCGCCAATCTTTGCTGCAAGAAGCATAAGACCGCGGTCGTCAACAACGCCGTCAAGGCTTAGAGCCATATCAGGTCCAAGGGCATCGGCTTCCATTGCATCATCAACAGCAGCAATAAACATTGACAGGACTCGCGTCATATCAACAGGAAGCTCGGTCATTGGCTCATTTAGAGCTGGGTAATCAGGAGTCTGACCGAAAAGTGGAAGTAGAGCGTTTGCAGCCTTTACAAGCGGCATAAGACCCTTAGGCGAGAACTTGCCCTTTGGAGTCATCTCCTCGTACATACCCTCCTCAGCATCCTCGGCCTCGGCACCCATCATTCCCATAGGACCTTTAGGACCTCCGCTCTCCATCTCAACCTCTACCTCAACTTTTGGCATTTTCATTGTCAAACTCCTTTGATTTCTTGTGAGTATACTTCATCGACCTTACCACTGAGACAATCTGCAGCGGTCCAAGTTGCAGCAACAGCATCCTCAGGCGACATTGTTTTTAGATTCTCCTGATAGGTATTACTGTACTGCGCTTGAGCCTCCCACCTGGTAGCAAGCTTCTCCTGAGTATCTGCAACGAAATGTCGACCAAGGTCAGACTCAGGAATAAAGCCACGTGCTTTCATGATTTTTGCTTCTTCATGTTTGTTTGCGACTTTCTTTCCAAGTGCCTCTGAGAAAATGCCGCAATTATCCATGCCGTTTGTCCAGCCAGCATGCCAAAGTCCAGCTGTTTTTGCTGGGAGAGAAACAAGTTTGATGCCATACGCACCATCATTGAGCTCAATTCTTTTAGGAATATCGCGATTTGACTTGAAGAACTTCTCAACAACACCAAGGGATTTCCCATCGGCGGCAAAGACCTGATATTCGTGAAGTGGCAAATCAAAACCCTCCTTGCTTATGACAAGTTGTATGGCAACCTTCGCACAAAATTCTACAGTTCCAATCCTCAGTGGCGTGCTGTGGATATTTTGCTTTTGGTAAAATATGATGTGCTTCTAGTTTGTCTTCAGAGTAGCACCACGCACAAAATGGAGTTTTTGCTTTATTTCTAGTAGTCCACTGTCGCAAACCAACATATTTTTGGTTGAGACTACCAGTACCGCCATTAGCAATAGATATCTTGCGACGCCTTTCGCTAGTAGCAGGACGACCTACTTTTGCTTTTGTTTCATCAGAAAGTTTTCTACCTACTGAAGCGCAACATCTACCGCGACTATTCGCATTAGTAGCTTGCTTTAGTTTCTTTGCAGATGAATAACTAAGCGTTCCTCCGCAGCAAGGACAAAGTCTTGTCCAATTAGATTGAATTGTTGATTTCATCAACCGCCTCGGCTAATGCGATTTGCAATTTGTGCTGCGCTGTTCATCGCCTCAGTTGGTCCTGCCTCGAGGCGACTTGCAGCTGCTGAGGTGGGTGCTCTGACACCTCCACCAGGAGTCGAACCCTCCATTGCTGCTGCTGCGGCTGCATCAATAAAGTTTCGTGGAAGCTCATAAGCACGCACTACTTCATCAAGTAGCAATTTGCTTGGAACGCCAAGCGACTGAAGCGTAGGAAGTAGAGCAATGAGATTTTGCTTCTTCAGCGCATCTGCAAGTGGCTGGCTTCCCTGGTCAAGAGCAATTATCTTAAACTGTGCGTCAAGGTCTTCAGGCGTAACAACAACAGCTTTGCCGTCAGCCTCAACAATTGCCTTTTGACCTTCATCTGCAAGGAGATAAATGTAACGAAGGTAGATGAGCGAGATGTTTTCAATAAGCGAGTCGCGCTCTCTTGCAAGCTTACCCATCTCAGAAGCAGCATAGGATGCAATTGCAGTAATTTCTGTTGCTGAGGCTTTTGTTGGCTGACCTGCAAATGACTGAATAACAGAACCCTTTGTCAGGTCTTGCTCAAGGTAAGCAGAGTAGCGGTCAAAGTTTGTGCTGATAGGTGTGATGGGGACTTCACGAATGACGCCATCAAGCGAGTCATTATCAACAGCAATCATTGCGCCGTCAACACCTGCTGTAATCTTGGCAAGTGCCTCCTCGTCCATTGTGCCCTCTTTGTAGATGTACTGACGAGAGTCACGTCGAACAGAGTTTGCCCAGTAAGTGCGTAGGATGTTCTTTTCATAGAGTTGGTCATAGACTCGACCCATTGCCGAGATTCCTTCCATTGGAGAATCAGGGATGCGTGAGTAGTAGAGAAGAGCGATAGGTGGGATGGGGCGCTCATCGCAGGTTCGTAATGGAATCTGTGCTCTCTCTAGTAGTTCTTGACCATTTTGCCACTGAGGCGTCCAGAAGTAAACCTCATCCTGCAGGAGGTCATAAAGTTCTACAATCTGGACGTAAAGGTAAGAGTCTGGGAGGTCATCAATTGACTGTCGAGCTTGACCATCGTATCGTGGCATCGCGTTGGATGGTCCGTATCTATCAAAGTAGTCAAGTTTAGGGATTGCGGTAAACTTCTTAGGGCCAAAGCGCTCTTTAGCTGCATCAACGGTCAGGAAGTAGGTGTGACCGATGTATCGCTGCTGAACAGAAGAGCCGGCATCCCGGTCAACAATGACCTCCCAAGGGGGAACAGCGACAGTCTCAGCCTTATCAAGCATTTGTTCGCTTGTCTGAGGAATGAGTTTTAGCGCCGAGTAATCATAAATGAGTGCAAGACGGGAAGCATTTTCAATTTGCTCGCGCTTCTTAAAGAGCCAGCGGTTGATAACAGCCTGGGCAGCTTCGGGGTTGCCAGGTGCGCCGTCATAAACGTTTGCCGCAACATCTTTGCCAACAACAACGGCAGGAGCACGTGTGAAAAGGCTTGCGATGTAGGATTCGATGTAAGAGTAGCCATCAGGCGTTTCTACTCGAATCATTGAAGCGTCATAGTCTAGCGTACGCCAAAATTTTGTCTCATAGACGTCTCTATACTTTTTCATCTCAGATGACTTCTGCTGCCAGTAGTCATTGTGCTCGCTGAAAATGATTTGAATGAGCTTAACAACGTCGGTTTTGTTCATGAGTATCTCCTGGTCGGGCCACAGGCCGCACCGTGATTCATCACAATCTTATCTATCTTCCTCTGCTTTATCCAATCAGGCATTATCATTACTTCAGGAAGTTTAACCTTTTCTAGAGCAACAGTCGCAAGAGCAAAAGCCATTGCAGAGTCGCTGTGACCTTCAGAGTCTTTTGGAAACTCGATGTTGCCACGTTCTGAAACTGTAAGGGCACGAAGTTCGTCATAGGTAAGTTTATCGATATGACGAACAGTTCCAGTTTGAATTGACTCTTTTAGTTTCTCAAATGCAACCGCTTTTGTTTTGCCGCTTGTATGCCAGTCTTTGCCATCAGCGCCCTTGTAGAAACGACCCCAACCCTCGTGGCGCATCTGGTTGAGAGTGACACCACCAAAGTTGTTTGACTCTACAAGGACAAGCGCGTTGTTGTAGTCTGTTGCAATATCAATTACCTGCTCTGAAAGGGTTGTTGGCTCGACCGTGTTCGAGCGCCAAACAGCAACAGGAGAACCTGTAAGCTTTGACAGGACAAAAATAACAGAGTAGTCTTTGCCTACACCAGCAGAGACGTCAACACCAATTGCATAAGCGTCACGGTCATCAGGCGTGTCAAAGACGCACCAATGGGGATTGTCGATTGATAGAATCTCGACATCCTCGAAGTCAGGCTCTGAGAAGTATGTGGCACCAGCAACTGTGTAAGCTTCTTCAGGGCTAACAGGATACTCACGACGGAATTTCCCGTAGCCAAGCTGACCAATTGTTCGCCGACGCCAAAGGAGCTGAGCTTCATCAAGCTCCCACTTCTCCATAAGGTCTTCTTCTTCCTCTTTCCAGCTGAGTGGAATGGGCTCGCCATCCTCATCAACGGGAACAGGAATTCTGTATTCCTTGTGACTCCACCATGGGAAGAAAAGTCGCTTCCATGGAGCTTCACCACGCTCAGCACGCATCCATTCTTTATGAAGTCCATCGCCCCAGTGGTTGGCGGTTGACTCAATAATCATCTTACCGCCGTTAAGGGCAGCAATGGCTGTTGCTTTCAACTCTTCAGGATTCTCTGCAAATGCAAACTCTGAGATGTGTAGAGCGTTGCATGAGAATGAACGAAGACCGCCTTTGCCCTCAGCACTTACAGCAATTATGCCTGCACCTGTGTCGGCAAAGCGAAACTCTCCACCGTTGTCAAGTGAAACTGGACGCTGAAGTGCTGGAGGAAGGCTGTCATGCATTTTCTTGATGATGCTAAGAAGATGTCTTGCAGACCCAGCTTTGTGACTCATTGTTGCAAGTGTAAGCGGCTGAGGGGAGATGTAAGCTTTCCAAAACATCCATCCGCAAATGATAGTTGAAGAGCCAATTTGTCGACCCTTCAGAACAAGAACATCTTCATCTTCTTCTAAAGCCTTGACAATTTCGACCTGCTCATCGTTTGGAATGAGAGGAACGCGCTTGCCCTTCTTATCGATAATCTGAAGACGACTAATGAACTCTAGAGGGTGGGTCAGCAGGGGTCCCCATGGACCTTTTAGAATCCTGGCAAGCCCTACACCACGGTCTCTGCCTTTAGACGGACCTGGCAATTACTCTTCCCCTTCGTCTTCTACAACCTGGAGAGCGGGAGGTTGTCCCCAATTTCCGTAGTCAACCGTCTCATCAGGCTCTGTAGGTGCTTCTTTGCGGATTCGCTCAAGGTTCACAAGAGAGTTCACGAAACCTACAATTTCTCGGCCTGAGAATGTGCGCGACTTTGCAGGCGTGCCCTTCTTAATCTCTTCTTCTGTAAGCTTCAGGAATGCCCAGACGTAAGCTTCAACGTCACGCTTACGATAAGCTCGGCGCATTACAAGGTCGACCGTTTCTCTACGTGGCATTTTGTTCCTCCTCAGTATGTAAATATCCACCTTGTTCCATGTTGTAAAGGTGAGGGCATTCTCCTAAAATCTGGAAGGAGGACACGATGGAAGGTTGTATTCCAGCGGTAGGCGTAAAAGGTCAGACAGTAGGACGTCGTAGATGTATGCAAAAAGCGCGAAAAGCTCTAATCGAAAGAGAAGGACCGCCACCGTTTCGAGGCGCAATTTGTCGACATCTTTGCCAGAATGACTCGATGGCAAGGAATGGGTTTGTCTGTACACTCCATACAACGTGGGGAACTTCTTTCGAAAATAGCGCAGATAGGTCAGATGACAACAAAAAAGCTGCAGCAATATTGCCTAACAATCCGAACAAGCTTAAAGTCGAGTGTCCACATTGTGGCAAGACTGGACAGAAAATTGCAATGTCTCGTTGGCACTTTGACCACTGCAAAACCCGCGCCCGCTCCCGGGAAAAT